CAGAAAATCGCACAACTGGCCAATGTCTATTTTATCCATCTTAAAAGTTGGATCAGCCATAGAAGGCTGTGTATACAAACTCTCCCCGATATTATCGGAAAATTGAGTAGTCTGCATTTGATCACCCAGAGGTGTGACGTGCTCAGTTTGAGGCACGCCCACGTTATCTGGGATATCTATAGTAGTTCCATTTGAGGGGGTGGAACTTGTCCCCATAGAATTCGTCATATTAGATGAACTTTATTGTAAATGATAGCGGTGTTCAAAACACTATCAAGTTTGTTGGTTCACGATCATAGCTTTATTATTTAAAGACACCACACATGATCAGTAGGCCCACGAAGTAGCCTGTGTCTCTCATCAGCAATTAACTGGCGCGCCGCTCTCACCAACACGAGAGCAAACGCCGCACTTAACTGACGAATGTTGTTTCGGTTTGTCTCCACGGGCACAACATTAAAAAGCCCATTGCCAGCTTACTCGCTAGCCTCCTCCTCCTGAACTACCGTACACTTAACAGCGTAGGGGTCTCCGTTCAAGAAAGGTTCAGAAGCTAAACGGTAGCGCTCAGCTAATTCCAACCAGGTGGGGAGTGGGTTGAAGTACTCTGCATACTCATACAAACCACACTGCTCCATAATCTGGTGAAATTTCGCTCTCCTATCCTCAAAAGTGGCTTTTCCATACCAGAAATATTCGTCCATCGCAGAACGAATAACAGCAAGCATATGTTGCTCAGCTGTAAATGATTTGGAGGCCACACACGACGTCAACATCTTGCTGATCGAATCATGTTCAAGAGGACCCACGATAGCCTGTAAATCTTCATCATAACGAAAAGATCGCTTGAGGAAAGAAGTTTGGTTTGCGTGGATAAAAGGAAGCGATTCCTGTTGCTTATCTGGCATTGTATATTCCACATCAATCAACTGTAAAGTTTCTTGAATAGTGGTGTGAGTAAAGAAAGTAATTTCTTCACTCACGCTCATAATATTATCATCACCATAAGTGACCAAAGAAACATTATCTTGGAAATCACTAACAACCCCGAAGGGGTTCAGGTGAAGGTATGCGTAACGCATATACAACGAGTTAACAATAGAATTAACGATAACAGTCAGTGGGTGTCCACTAGGATTGGTACCATTAAAGCGAACCAGATCCCCAAAGAAGTCTGTTGTGGGAAAACAAACATCTTGGGCAATACAATCGACAGCAGTCAACTCAGTGTCAGTGTACCCGGCTCTCTCACAGAGAGCTCGGAGTATATCAAAGGCTGCCAAAGTGAAGGCGGGCGACATTTTCTTATCAAACTTGGAGTAATCTCCAGCGACAATACGATGCACACCGAACTTAGTGATGAGATGATATTTCAACTCCCA